TTAAGTTCTGGAAAATCCCATCTGCCTTTTTCGGCATCAAGCAAGATGATGGCATCTCCCTCTCCCTCAACTGGAGTAAAAATACCCCAAGTAGTAATAGCACTAAAATCAGAACGCTCATTTTTTGTAAACGCTGTGTCGTATGATTGTATGATATACGAGCAGGTAGGTGGGTTATCAGGATTCCAAATATTCCACCACTCCCTTTTTATTATCGCTCCCTCTTCGGCAGTCGGATTTTGCATATACTGTGCGTTCCATTTGCCTACAGGTATTGAGGCTTTCACGCCTTCTAGCTCGTCTTTGCTCCAATATTCTGGCCAAAGTACGTTTCCAGTCTCTGGAAATATTGCCGGAAACTCTACCACTTCCCATTTGTCTGCACCCCCTTGAGCTTGTTTTTGTAACACTCTTGCTGTGAGGTCCTTAATACCCCAACGTGTCATCACTATAATGATTGAACCACCAGGTTGCAATCTTTGTCTTGGTCCAGATGTGTACCACTCATAAATACTGTCAAGTGCAGTAGGACTTAACGCATCTTGTTCTGATACTGGATCATCAATGATAAGCAAGTCTGCACCACGACCAGCTAACGCACCACCCACACCAACAGCGTAATATTCGCCACCCTTGTTCGTAGACCATCTACCAGATGCCTTGGCATCGGCAGCTAATTTTACATCTGGAAATACATCACGGAAATCATCACTATCAATAAGGTTCTTAACCTTACGACCAAAACCAACAGCTAACTCTGCCGTGTGCGTTGCTTGTATTATCTTTAAATCTGGTCGTCTACCCATAAGCCAAGATGGAAATAAATAACTAGCAAACTCTGATTTAGTGTGTCTAGGCGGCATATTAACAATCAGTCTTTTAATTTTGCCATCTGCTACTTGTTGTAATTTATCTGCGTATATCTTGTGGTGCCTGCCCTCAATGAACGAAGGCCATATACGCTTAACAAAATCCATGTATAAGTCTTGTGATACTTTTTGTTTCTCAAGCATATTTAAACGCTCAAGCATTGGTGCTATCTTAGATAACTCCTCATCACTTAGATATTCTGTGTATTCAAGGTTCATGAACCGGAGGCTAGAAACTCATCAACTGCACTTACTAACCCACCTTCTTGTTTGGCAACAACTGGCTTTGCCGATACGCCAGTTAGCAACTCTATCAATTTATTTAATTCACCAGTGTCAAATGTTACTGGACTTATGTTTGCACTAGATGGTGCAAAAGGACTAGCAACAACAGTTGGCACAGGTTCTGTAACTGGACGTGGAGCACCACCACCTATTACGTTGGGGGGTCTATCTTCGTCTTTTTCCTCCTCAACAACCGGTGCTATTGGTCTTCTAATTATAGGGTCTTGATTATCATCACTACCACCAATCGGCTCATTTGGATCTACACCTTCAACAGTCCTTCCAAATTGATCCTTTATAGCTACAACCCTACCACTATCATCTCGAACAATTCTATCTTCAGGCACTTTTCCAGTAGCTAACTCGGCAGCCATTTTATCTCTGCTAAATCTTTCAATGCCGTCAAAAAATGATGGAAGACCTAATCCTTGAAAAAATGTTGGATCTGATCCGGGGCCAGCTTTTCTTTGACCAACTGGCACATTACTTAATCTTTCAATGTCACCTATAGTTTGTGCTGGTAAAACACCTAACGTGTCCTCTCTAGGGTCGGTGTCATCAACTGTTGTCCTTACACCAGTTGGTAAGTTAGTAATTTGATCTCCACCAAATATTCTCGCTGCGTCGGGGAGGTTGGGTAGAAAAGTAGCATCGTCATCAATATCTCTTGTGCCTCTTGATCTTGTAGCATCTAAATCAGGACCTACAAACGGATCACTTCTACCTGTACCACCTGCTAAGTCATCTGAAAAAGTTAACGGACCTAAATTAAACCCTTGCTGAATAGCTTGATTTTCTTGCAATCCTCTTTCTGCATCACTCAGAGGTTTTGTTGTTTGTTGAATTGTAAGTGCAACCGCATCACGCAACTGCTCTAAATCAGATTTAGGCTTAGTTTGATTAAATCTTGAGGTTACTGTTGGTAATCCTGCCATAGCTGGAGAAAATACTTGATCGGTATTTACCTGAAATGGATCTATGGTATTTTTTGTGTCTAATCTACCTAAGTCTAAATTACCTAGTATATCCTCAACTTTTCTATCATCATCAATATCAACTGTGCTTAATATTGCGTTTTGAACACTGCCTGGCACATCTCTTATTCCAGCCTCATACTTTGCTTGAATATTCATAATATTCTGCATATCGCCAATGTTGAGTTTATCTCCAGCTTTTTTACCAGTTAATTCTTCAAATTCTTTTAATCTCTCGGCATTGTCATCTGATGGATTGAATGTGTTAAAGTAATTTGAAACTGTTAGTCCATCATCACCAGCATTATTTATCTTTGATCTAAAATCTCTTGCAATGCCTCTCATAGCAAAACTTGGAGATCTAAATGCTGTAAAACGACCAGGAACATCTTTTTGTACGCCAGCAGTAAACCCACCGGCTTTCTCTAAGCCTACATTTGTGCCTACAGACGCTTGTGCGTCATCTGCAAATATATTTAAAGGCACATCACGAGTGCCCGCTTGTATGATGTCACTGCTTAAATCTATTGGATCTGACTCTGACTCTGAACCTACGTCATCTATTGATGTATCACCACCGCCAAAAGGATCAGAAGAATCACTAAAACCAGCAAAATCACTAAAAGAAGCATCCATTGGGTCTCCACCAGATTGCATCATTGCAACGGGTTGATTGAATATGTCTATATTAGCAGCGGGTGCCATCATGGGGTTGGCACCCACCATAGGTGCCATACTCGGAGGATTAAGCGATGTTGCACCATTCATTGATTTCAAAAAGTTGTTAAATGTGCCTCTACTACTTGCTGTAGTGTCTAATTTTATAGATGGTGGCTGTGCAGGTGCTGCCGGTGTCGGCATAAAACCACCTAAAGGTCCATTTGCCATTAAAAATCTCCAAAAAAGCTTCTTTTGAAGATATTATAATACTAACTTTCTTTTTGCAACATCATTGTCATCTCACGATTGCTCTGATCAAGCAATCTTGTTACCCAAATCTCATCTTGTCGCTTCTCTGCATCACCAATTGTGTGATCTATGGCGTTGCATAGCTTCCAAATACGCTCTTTTTCAAATTTTGTTAGTGGTTTTTTGTCATCATCATAATTTTTTATGGTTTTAGCTGCTTTTTCTGCCTTTTTGGTGTCAATCCAGTACAAAACTGCGTACTTTATAGACAATGGTATGCGATATTTGTCCGTTTCGTAACATCTGTACCCTCTTTCGCTAAGACCAAGCCTCTTTGCCATGTCTATCTGACTTAAATTTAGGTCTTTGCGGTGAGTTTTTAGCTCATCACCACTCCAATCACTAAAACTTTGGTCGTTCTTTTTCATTTTTGCTCCTTTAACACGCCACTTAGAATTAAATCGCTAACCAAATCCTCATCTGAATGAAACCTAACTGCACTGCCTGTCCAATCACAAGCAAATGACGCATAAGTACGCCTCATATCCTCCCTGTTCTTAAACGCCAGTTTGGATTGAGTTGTCATCTGATCTATAATTTGTGATGGACTTCCAGTAAACTCAGAATACCCATCACCACTTTCCATGATATATGTTTTCATAATCTTAACATAGGATTTGAGTGCCTAAAGGTCAAGAAATTTTTTTATAAAATTTTTTTTGGCTGCCGTTTTCAAAACATTGGGGGGTATTTGAGGAAAACCGAGTGCGTTGCTACCCTATAACGCAAAAACAAAAAAAGGGGGGTATATGGTATACCCCCCACCGATTAAATATGTAATTAAGATTTATTTTGTTAAAAAGAATTTCTTAATTGTTTAACTATGTTTTGAACATCAAGAACTGTGTCTTGATATTCTTCTGCAATTAGATTTCTTCCATTGTAAGAATCTAATTCAAACTCGCCACCTAAAATTGGAGTTGGTTTGTATTGTAAATTATAGTTCTTATTGTTTGCTTTGATTATTTGTTGAACATATTTTTGATTATTAATTTTAATTTTTTTATTCACGATTGACTCCTTGTTTATGTTTGTGAAGTTAATCAAGTCTAGTTTCCTAGACTTGATATTCTATTGTTAAACCATGTCTTTAATGACTCTGCTAAGTTACTAAACACATGGGAATCTGCATTGTTATCAATGATAACTTCGCCTTGAGATTCTCTCTCAACTTGTTTGGGAATCTTGTAACCATTCAAGTCGTAAAGACCATTAGACGTTCCATTTAGATGACCATAGTATTCTTGAGTTAAACAAATAACCAAACTACAATCGCCTAGTTTACGTCTTATAGTGTTAATTGTACGTCTTACAGAACGTGCATCGTTGATACCAACAGTATCCATGATCTCACGAGTAGTCGCACCACTATCAGTTTGTAACATCTCAAAGACTTGATGAAGTTTCGTATTTCTTGGCATTGTATTTTGTAAGTTATCAATATACTTTTCGCCTTGTCTTACAACTTGGATTCTGTGATTGATTGTATAATCAAACATATTAACAAGAAACATAATCCAATTCTTTAACTTAGTATTGTTTACTGTTCCTTGATGTTGCCTAAACTCAATCGTTCCTTTTTGATTTCTAATATCAATATTAGATAAGTTGACAGAATAAAACTTCCCATTAATACAATTCTTTAATTGAGTCATATCTCTAGAATCTTCTATTCTATTTAAGAAACCATTTATAGGACTTGCATATCTTGAGTTTCTGCGACTAGGTGCTAAGAAACTTGATATGAAGTCTTGATATTGAGCATATCTATAAACAACGTCTTTGATAACTTCAAATTGAAACATATCATTTGAGTCTTGAAAATATGAATTGTTACTTTTGAATAGTTGAATAGAACGTCTATTAAACTCTTCACAATCCATTGTTATTGGTTTCAAACCAAAATGAACATGATGACCACATTGACGTGTTATTCTTCCACCATTCGCAATAATCAAATCATTAACTTGACTTGAATATTGCCAAGTAGATTCTGCTTTACTACTCAAAGGTGGGAAAATAATCTCACATCCATTTGGAAGACTCGCATCGTGTTTAACTTTTATAAAGTTTAAAGTTGGATGATTTGCAAAGACATTGATTCCATCTCTTACAGATAAGGAGTCAACTTCTCTTTCAAATCCTATTGCTATATCAATCATAATAAAACCCTTTCGTAATGATTAATGTTTGTGCGAATCAATGTTAACATTTTTAAGCGAACATAACAAGCATTGATTACCTATTTATGAAATTAATTTAAACGAATAAATCAAACGAATATTAGATTGTTCGCTCAAAAAACCGGAAAAAGCTGCAAGCTGCAGCCTGGTGCTGCAGATGTCCGGATGTCCGAAGTCCGACAGTCCGAGTCCGATGTCCGATCATACCGAACAATAGTTCGCTTGTGCTTCACGCCGGTCTAGCGTTGCAGCTAGGGTGTCAGCTGCGCTGCTGCTGAAAAGCGAACAATCCCAGATTTCTGGGACTTTTTTTTGAGGCGGTGTAGAATGGGCCGGGAAGCGTGAGCGAACAATAGTTCGTGCGGTGACAGATCCGGCAGCAAAACGATCAGCTTGCGGCCGCCGGGACAAGCTAAGAGCGAACAATCATTCGCTCCGAGCACACCGGTGCAGCAGAAGACGGCGAACAATCATTCGTTATCACCCGGACGGCAGCAGAAGCACCGAACAAAAAAACCCAGACCGGTGAAGGGTCTGGGTCCGAACTCCGAACAATGTCCGAGATTATCTAGGTGATGAGAAGCAGATAGAAGAAAAAACCGAACAAGGTGATCGCTGCTAGTGCGTTAACGATAAACATTCCGAACATTCTAAACCTCCTCTGTAGTATCGTATTCAATTTCGGTTGACCCAATGACGTCGGCGTTAGACATTTCTGTCATCTGCTTAATACACGCCTCGCGAATATCTTTGGGCGTAAGGTTCTGCCAACTGTGTTCCTCAGTTTCATGTTCACACCAAAAACGGAAATTAATTATTGTTTTATACATCTTAAATATACCTTTCTTTTAGTGCGTAGCCGTCGCCATACAGAACACTCGCAAGAGTGTAAACCATATGGAAACCCATATCCATTCCACAACCACCAACACCCACTGCGTTGGTTTTAGCTTTGTAAGTCCACTTGAGAACTTTGGCAACATGATAAGAATAATGATTAATGTTACTATCTTTAATAGAATGGCAACTGATGTGCCTATACATCCCACTTCTTGAAACTTGTCTGATTACCAAGTAGACAGTAGACCCCTTTGGGAAAGCGTCTTTTAATTGTTGTGTTGAATACTCAACAGTATCAAATTTTAAATCGTCCATTATAGACCCCTTTTGTTTCGTTTGTTTCCTTATTATAAGGCATTTAGTTCCTATTTGTCAACCTCTAAATAATTTTTTTTCAAGCTGCCAATGTTCGCAGCAGCGAGCTGCTTGCGGCCTGGTGTCAGAGCGAACAATAGTTCGCTAGTCTTCTGCAGCGTGCTGACCGGCGTGGCTAATGCGTAGCAGCTTACCGCTGCTGAGCCTCCTAGACCGAACAATTGTTCAAGGTGCTCGACGCCGAGCACGTCAGAACGAACAATAATTCGTTTAGCAGCTGCGTCCAGTCCGACACCGAACAATCATTCGCTCACCAGCTTGAACCGGCAGCTGCACGCAGAGCGAACAATGAAGCAGAAGGCACAGCAGAAGCCAGTCCGACAAGCTCCGACACCGAACAAGTCCGAGTCCGAGTCCGAGTCCGAAAGTCCGACTGGGAAGTCCGATCCTCCACGCATGACCGAACACACCAAGTGTATGCGTTATTTTTGGGTATTTATGTTATCATGTTCTATCGTAAGTGGGTCGTCTTGGGTCTTTGTGGCTACTTTCATGCGTTTCTGTGCAAGTTCTTGAAATTCTTGTAGTTTTTCTACTATTTGTTCTCTTGTTAGACTGTCAACTTGTTCATGTAACACATGAGCCTTATTAACTAGCAGTCCAGTTGCCTTTAACCTGAGTTCTTCAGCACGGATTGCATCGCCATATTTTTCTCTATCTATGGCTAATTCACGGATCTTTAACAGATCACGCAGCGACTTTTCAATTGTTACACCGAACCTTGACCGAGCTTCTTCTTGCATCTCCTGGTATCGTTCTTGCACTACCGGGTTACGCAACAAGCGAACAGCATCAACACCAGGGTTAGCATATCCAGCCTTTCTTGCTGCTGCAGTCTGCGTCATATCCTTGTGCATAAAGTTATCAAGGAAAGCCTGTTGTTTATCAGTTAATCTTTTCTGACCAGCAAGCCTTTGCTCTCTTGATAAATCTTCTCCTACTTTTGGCATTATGTTTTCTCCCATCTAAATTTTAACTGCCCATAGATTGGCAACCAATCTCTATTCGGTCTAGTTGTCCAACCTTTGTTTTCATTCCAACCACCAGTTTCTCCCATTATTTTCCACCCTACACCACGCAAACTAGAACCTGACTCGCTTTGTAAGGTATATGTTATCATCTTCATTCCACCCATCTGTTGCCATATTCTCCAACACCTTCCGTACAGAAACGAACAAGTATTCTTTGGTGCGTTAGGGTTTACGCACACACGCAACACCTCTGCCGTGAATCCATCATCTAATCTTCTTGCTATAGGTCTACCGACTATTGCTACACCGAATAATCCATCACAACTAGCTCCGATTGCAAACTTACCACCTTGAGTTGGTTTGCTATGTCTATGAAAGTTCGCTACGAACTCATTAGCTTCTTGTATGCTCATAGGTATGGTTTTAAGTTTCAAAACACACACCTTTCGTTTTGGAATTATATAGGGTATGGGGTGGGTTACTTACCACCCCCCTATACCCCCTA